ATCCAGAACCGCACCTATGACATGGGTACGGCTGTGGCGATCGCGGTGCAGCAGGGCGCCAACAACTTCCGCTGCGTGCGCGTCACCGACGGCACGGACACCGCGGCGACGGCGACGGTCCAGACCAACGGCCTGACCCTGACCGGCAAATACACCGGCACGCTGGGCAACTCGGTGACGGTCGCGCTCGCCGCCGGCAGCGCCGCGAACACCTGGAAGGTGACGGTCGCGGCCCCGACGCTCAACCCCGAGGTGTTCGACAACATCGGCGCTGGCCTGTCGGGCAATGCGTTGTGGGTGGCGATCGCCGCCGCGATCAACAACGGCACCAGCGTCACGCGCGGCCCGTCGCAGATCATCACGGCCACCGCTGGCGCCAGCACGAGCGCTCCGACTGCCGCCAGCTTCACGCTGACGGGCGGCACCGACGGCGCGACGACCATCAGCGGCTCGGTGCTGCTCGGTCAGGACACCGTGCCGCGCAAAGGCATGTATGCGCTGCGCAATCAGGGCGTGTCGGTGGCGATGCTCGCCGACTGCTCGGATTCGACCACGTGGGCAACGCAGGTCACTTTCGGGCTGTCCGAAGGCATCTACATGATCGGCGTCGGCCCGGCCGGCGACACGATCAGCAATGCCACCAGCACCAAGGCCACGGCAGGCATCGACAGTTACGCCTTCAAACTGCTGTTCGGCGACTGGGTGTACTGGCTGGATACGGTCAACGGCGTCACCCGCCTAGTGTCGCCGCAGGCGTTCGTCGCTGGTCTGCTGTCGAACCTCTCGCCGCAGAACAGCACGCTGAACAAACAGATCTACGGCGTGGTGGGCACGCAGAAGTCGAACGCCAATCAGACGTACAGCTCTGCCGAACTGCAATCGCTGATCCAGGCGGGCATCGACCTGATCACCAACCCGGTGCCGGGCGGCTCGTACTTCGGCTGCCGCGCAGGCCACAACAGCAGCTCGAACTCGCTGACGCAGGGTGACAACTACACCCGCATGACGAACTACATCGCGAGCACCATCAACGCTGGCATGGGCAAGTACGTCGGTCAGCTGCAGTCGGCCACTGTGCGCGCGCAGGCGGCCGCGACGCTGTCGAACTTCTTCAGCTCGATGGAGCAGCAGGGCATGATCGGCGCCGTCAACGGTGGGCCGGCGTTTTCGGTGCAGATCGACGCCAACAACAACCCGCTGAACCGCGTCGCGCTGGGCTACATGCAGGCCGACGTGAAGGTGATCTACCTGTCGGTGATCGAGAAGTTCCTGGTCAACGTGGAAGGCTCGCAGGCGACGGTAATTCGCACCTCGACCAGCAACCAGTAACGCACCCACCTCATCTGATTGCCCCGCCGCGCGCGGGGCGCTCTCTTTCCGGAGAACGCAATGCCGATTCAAGGTTACTCGGTCGGGCGCGACTACACGCTGGTCATCCAGACGTCCACGGGCACGCTGCAGCCGAACAAGATCACCTCCTTCAAGAGCAAGCAGGACGTCACCGACGTGCGCGTGAAGCGTCTCGACGGCATCACTGACCACGTGCGCTTCTTCGACGGCTGGTCTGGCTCGTTCGACATCGAGCGCCAAGACGCCGCGCTCGACAACTACTTCGCCCAGCTCGAGGCAGGCTACTACGCCGGCCTGAACGAGGCTCCAGCCCAGATTTACGAGACGATCCAGGAAGCCAATGGCTCCGTCTCGCAGTTCCGCTATGACGGCGTGCTGATGACGTTCGCCGATGCGGGCAACCGCGCTGGCGACGCCACCATCAAGCAGTCGATCAATTTCGTGGCCTCGCGCCGCATCAAGGTGTCCTGATGACCAGCGTGACCGTTACCCCCTCCGAGCAGATCGTGAAGGCCGCAGCGCGCGATGTCGTCGTGGACGACGCGCTGGGTCGCAAGATCACGCTGCGCAAGCCGAACCCGCTGGCGAACCTGGATTTCGCCAAGGCGGCTGGCGGCGCGGAGCTGAACATGCTCTACCTCGCCGAGGTGGCGCACCTGAAGTACGTGGCCGCGATCGACGGCGACCCGGTGCCGACTCCGGCCAGCGAGGCGCAGCTCCGGGCGCTGTATCAGCGCCTGGGCGACGAGGGCAACGAGGCTGCCCAGCAAGGCGTCGCCGAGAATTTCGTGCGCCAAGCGCCTGCGGAGTCCGACCTAAAAAACTCCTGACGGACGGCCCGTTTCACGAGGCAATGTGGCTCGTGCATAACGGTGTTCCGTTCGACGTAGCTTTTTCGCTGGACGACACGATGCGCCAGGCCATGGCGATCAAGTGCAGCGAATTCCACGGTGCTGAGTTCGACGTCAACACCATGTCGTTTAAGGAGCGCGAACGATGAAAGACTTTGGCGACCTCGCATCGTTCGCCGCTCACCTGGTGCTGGCTGAGGTTGCCGCGCACAAGGCGCTCGAGAAAGGGCTGGACAGGGCCGCGGCGCACATTGAGTGGGCAGCCAAGGGCAAGATCGGCGAATACCAGAGCGCCAACGGCATGCACGATGCATGGCCGGAACTGGCGGACAGCACGAAGGAAGACCGCGTGCGCAAGGGCTTCACCGAGAACGATCCGTTGCTGCGCACTGGAGCGCTCCGCGATTCGATCAGCCATGAAACGCGCGGGCTGGAGGCTGCCATCGGTTCGACGTCGGACGTCGCCGTCTATCAGGAACTGGGAACAGACAAGATTCCGCCGCGCCCGTTCTTGGGCGCCGCAGCGTTCGAAAGCATCGACGAGGTAAAAAAGCTGGTCGGCGGCGCGGTGATTACCGGGATCGTCGGCGGCAACTCGCTCGACTACAAGGTCTAGAAGAGATTCGAGACCGCGAGATACACCACGAACACGCCGGCCGCGATGAGTGCGACGGCGAAGAATAGGCCTGCGATACCGGCCACTCCGAGAATGACTTTCGCAGGAGTGCTCGGTTTTTGAGGCATGTACCGCGCGTGCGGCTGCACCGGGCGGATGCGACGAATCTGGGGGTACTGGATGAAGCTCACCCGGTCCGCCAGCCATTCGTGAACGCGAAAGAAAACATCCATGAGCATCGACGCCTACAAAATCGCGGTACAGATCTCGCTTGTCGAGAACGTCACACGCGGGTTGGCCACGCTGTCGCGGTACTTCAAGGCCGCCGACACCGATGCCAAGGCTTTAGAGGCCAGGATTGCCAAGATCGGCAAAATGGCCGCCGCTGGGGGTATTTTAGCCGGTGCTGGCGCTGCTGGCCTGAAGATGTTCGAGGTGCCGCTGAACAAGGCCATGGAGTACGAGAGGTTTCTCGCTCGGATGCGCCAAATGGGCCTTGGAGACAGCCAGATCAAGGACGCCGAGAAGTTCGTCGAGGCGAACAAGATCATCAATACCTCGGTGCTGGACCGCATGCGCATTTTCACCGAGGCGCAGGGTGCATTCCGGCAGTCGGGCATGTCTGGCGAGAAGGCGCTCGAAGCCGCCAAGACCATGACGCCGGTGCTAGCTACCTACGAGGTGGCGATGCAAACGCTCAGCGGCCCGACGCATGCCGCCGCCGAGCACGCCATGCGCAACCTTAACAAGACCGTCGAGATGATGGGCGGTCTGGGCGACACGAAGCGTGCACAGGAGATTGCCGACGGCATCTTCAAGACGGTGCAGTCGAGCGGCAAGATGGTTGACGAGCGCCAACTCAAGCAGTTTTTTGCCTACGGCAGCTCGGCCACGAACCAGCAGGACCTGCGCACGGTATTTGGTGGCTTGGAGCCGATCATCGGCGAATTGGGCGGCAGCACCACCGCCGTCGGCCTGCGCACGGCGTACACGCGCACCAACGGCATGATGGCGCTGATGCCGCGTCGTCTGAAAGAGGAGATGCAGCGCCTCGGGATGACCGATGGCACGGGCAAGCAGCAGACGACCGATTTGGCGCGCCTGCAGGCGACCAACATCATCGGCTACACCGAGGAGATCATGCGCCGCTACCAGGCGGCTGGCATCACGTCGCAGACGGACCGCGAGCGCGAAAACGCGATCATCTTCGGCACCAACGGCGCCAAGGTCTTCAACAAGATCATGAGCCAGATGTCGGTGCTACATGAGTCTCTTGAGGCATACGACAAGTCGAAGGGCGCGTCTGACGTGGTCAATGACCCGAAGAATCAGAAGCTGATGGCGCAGCAGAACTTGGCCAAGAAGGTCGAGGACTTCCAGCTCGCACTTGCGCGCAATGGAGGCCTGCTTGATATGGCCACCAAGGGGCTGACGATGCTGGCCAATGGTGTCGAGCGGCTGACGAAGTTCGCGAACGACCACCCGAACGTCACCAAAATGGCTGTTGCGCTCGGCGTGACGGTGTCGGGCTTGATGCTGTTGGGCGGTGGCGTCTTGCTCCTGAAGAGCGCGCTGTCGGCCCTGAGTTTGATCGGCATTCCCGGTATCGCTTCGGCGATCGCCGGAGCCGGCAGCGCGACGCTGGTCGGCGCGCTGGGTGCGATCCTGAGCCCGATTGGGTTGGTCGTAGCCGCGCTAGCGACGCTGGCGGCGGCCGCGTACGCGTTCCGTCCAATTACTTCTGCCGAGATTGAGGCCGCGAAGCATGAAGGCGGTGCCCGCCTGACGCCGAGCGCTCAGGCTCGAGTTGATGCCGGTGAGTTGGGCGCGCCCAGCAAGTACGTCAAGCCGAGTGCGGGGCAGCCGGTTCAAGTGAAGACTGCCGTAAAACTGGACGGCCGCGTGCTCGCTGAGGTGACGACGCTGCACCAGGCCAGGGAACTGGCCCGCCCGCAGACTGGATCCACGACCTTCGATTCAGTCATGAACTTGCCGCCCCCGGCACTCAGGTAACCCATGGCAGACCTTATCGTTCAACTCGGCGATTTCCAGTTCCAGGAGCAGGAAGTCCCCGAGTCGATGCCTTTTGGCGGCGAGCAGGCGCTCGTGGTTCACCGGCTCGTCGGAGGCGCCAAGGTTGTCGACTCGATGGGCGCCTTTTCCGACGAGATCAGTTGGTCCGGGTGGCTGCGCGGTGAGGGAGCATTGGCCCGTGCACGCCAGTTGGATGCGATGAGGGCTGCCGGGCAGGTCGTGGTGCTCCAGTGGTCGGAATTGTCGTTCTCTGTGGTGGTGCGCAACTTCCGGCCGGATTTC